CTACGAGAGCGAGGGGGGGAGGGAGGTCCCCCCCTAGACAGGGGTTAGTGTTCTAAACTCACTGAACATGTCACAGTTGGTTAGCCGCCGTCCTGATGGACGGCTGATGAGGGCAGATGCCAAGAAGGCTCTGCTGAACATGATCAGTGATGGTTGGACCATCAAGGCCGCTGTTGAGGAGTTGGGGTACTCACAGATCAGTTACGAGAACTGGCGTCGGGACGACCGCCAGTGGGCTGAGGAAGTGAGCCGCGCTCGGCGGATGGCACAGTCGAGCGGTAGGCAGAAGCGGGAGCAGAGCGCTGCTCTGCCGTTTGCGGAGTTCTCAGAGAAGTACCTTCGGGCGAAGGTGTTCCCACACACGCAGAACATCGTTGATCTGATTGAGAGGAGGGAGCCTTCGTGGCTCCATCCTGCGATGACGTTCGTGAAGGGGAAGCCTGATCTGATCATCGTCAATGTGCCGCCTGAGCATGCGAAGACGATGGGGGTGACGATCAACTACGCCACCTACCTGACGTGCATGAATCCGAACATCAGAGGCTTGGTGGTGTCCAAGGCGAAGCCGATGGCGGAGAAGATGCTGTACGCGGTGAAGCAGCGTCTCACGTCGCCGCTGTATGCGGATCTACAGCGAGACTTCGGTGGTGAGAATGGGTTCAAGGGCGATGGTGACAGCAGTGGCGGGAAGTGGACTCAGGACACCATCTACCTGAGTGATGAGTTGCGGACCTCGGGGGAGAAGGACCCCACATGGCAGGCACTTGGTATCGGCGGTCAGGTCTATGGCGCTCGCGCCGATGTGATCATCATGGATGACGTGATCGACCGCCGTAACGCTCACCAGTTCTCTGACCAGATTGACTGGATTCAGACCGAGGTCATGACCCGTGTTGATCTTGCCGGTGGGACGTTGATCATGGTTGGGACGCGGCTGGCTCCGCAGGACCTCTACATGGAGATACAGAACCCGACCTTGTACCCGGATGAGGAGTCGCCGTTCACGTATCTGGCGATGCCTGCCGTGCTTGAGTTCTCTGAGAACAGGGACGAGTGGGTGACCTTGTGGCCGAGGACCAACATGCCGGACGTGGGGGACAGGGACCCGAAGCCGGACAAGGACGGCTTGTATGAGAAGTGGTCCGGTAGGCGGCTGTTCGACAAGCGTGCCCGCATGCGGCCCGATCTGTGGTCCCGTGTGTACCAGCAGCAGCAGGTTGGCGAGGACACGGTTTTCAACCCGGAGGATGTGAAGGGGTGCATCAACGGTGCGCGGCACGTTGGGCTGATCCCATCCGGTAGGCCGGGGCTGCGCCCGGAGGGCATGGGTGGCCTGATCGTGGTTGCAGGGCTGGACCCTGCCACGTCTGGGTACACGGCGATGTGCGTGATGGGGCTTGATGTGCAGCGTCAGAGGCGATATGTGCTGGATGTGTTCAATCAGGCCAATTGCAGGCCCGATGACATTCGGAATGCTATTTACCGATTGACCGAGAAGTATGGAATTGTGGAATGGGTTGTTGAAACGAACGGTTTTCAGGGCTTTTTGGCCCACGACCGTGAAGTCAATCAATTCCTCGCTTCCCGTGGAGCCCTTTTGCGCCCCCATCACACGGGAACCATCAAGCATGACCCCGATTTCGGAGTTTCCGCAATGGCGGGTCTGTTCAAGGGGTGGCCCGAGGGGCACAATTTGGTTGAGTTGCCGAGCACGTACCAGTCTGAGGGCGCAAAGGCGCTTGTTGAGCAGTTGTGCGTCTGGGTTCCGAAGGCGAAGAACAAGCATCTCAAGACGGATGCTGTTATGGCGTTCTGGATGGCGGAATTGGCTTGCCTGAGGAGGATTGAGATGGCGTCCAATTACAGTCGCTCCCACCGGCGTAGCAATTTCCTGACCCGTTTTGATCGCCGCCGCCAAGTCTCTGTGAACATTGGCGACATTGAGACCTTCGACAGGGTTGTGAGCGTGCTGTGATTGACGTACGAGAACTTCATGCCGAGTACGAGGAGTTGCGGAAGGACAAGCGCAACCGCGACAGCCGCATGAACAGGGTTCGTGAGGCTCGCATGCCCGGTGGGCTGCGGCGCATCTACCCTGACATGTTCCCCGAGGATGGCCCCTACGACGAGGCCATGGTGGCGAACATGATTGATGTCGCCGCGAAGGACATCGCGGAGGTTCTGGGCGTGATGCCCACCCTTTCGTGTGCCTCGTCTGGGGCTTCCGATCGTGCGTCAGCCTTCGCCGACAAGCGGACGAAGATCAGTTACGGGTATGCAGACACGTCACGGATGAACATCTCCCTGATCGGCCTCGCCGACCAGTACGTGACCTACTCGTTCGCCGTCGGCGTCACCCTTCCCGACTTCGACCGCAAGTCTCCGGTGATCCAGTTCCTGAACCCGATCGGGTGCTACCCGGTGCTGGATCGGTGGGGGGACACGAAGCGCCTGTACCAGACGATGAAGTTGTCCACCCGCAAGGCGAAGACCATGTTTCCCGAACTGGCGCTGCGGCTGGACAAGGACTACGCCCGTGTGGACAACGGGTACGTGGACATCGTCCGCGCGTTCTGCGACGACTATGACTACGTGTTCACCCCGATGTATTCCGACCTGCTCCTGTTGGAGGCCACGAACCCGACAGGGGAATGCGCGGCACACGCCTTCCTCCGGCCGAGCCTCGACCCCGATGAGCAGATCGGTTCCTTCGATGATGTGCTGCCGGTTCAGGTGGCGAAGGCCCGCTTCGCTCTGCTCACGTTGGAGGCTGCCACGAAGTCGGTGCAGGCGCCGCTGGCGCTCCCGACGGACGTGCAGGAGGTCAACCTCGGACCGGACTCCACTCTCCGCTCCGCGACCCCGGAGAAGATTGGCTACGTTGGCCTGAACCTGCCCCCGGCAGCGTTCGCGCAGCAGGCGGCGCTGGATCAGGAGTTGCGGGCTGGCGCCCGCTACCCGGAGACGCGAACTGGGAACACCGACGCGAGCATCATCACCGGCCGTGGCGTGCAGGCCCTTGGGGCCGGCTTCGACTCGCAGATCAAGGCTGGTCAGGCGGTGCTCGCCAACGGCATCAGCAAGTTGATGTCGAAGGCGTTCAAGTTGGATGAGGCCCTCTGGCCGAACGTGGAGAAGACCGTCCGTGGCAACACGAATGGCACCCCGTACGAGTTGAGGTACACGCCCAGCAAGGACATCAAGGGCGATCACACGATCGACGTGCAGTACGGTTTGATGGCCGGCTTGCAGGCGAATCAGGCCCTCGTGTTCGGCTTGCAGGCTCGCGGCGACAAGTTGATTTCCCGCCGCTTCCTGCGCACCCAGTTGCCGGTCGCGTTTGATCCGGCCGCAGAGGAGTCGCAGGTCGATGTCGAGGACATGCGGGACAGCCTCAAGGAGGCGTTCGCTGCTCTCGCTGGTGCGATCCCGCAGTCGATGCAGACCGGGATGGCACCCGGTCAGGTTCTGGCCCAGATGGCGCTCGTCATCAAGGCTCGCCAGAAGGGAACACCTATCGAGGAGGCGATTGCAGATGCATTTGAACAGCCGGAGCCCGAGGGCGAGGCTGTGCCGGACGCGGGTCTTGCTGGTGTCGGTCAGGCACCGCCAGCAGGCGCTGGCCCGATGGCAGCGGGGGCTGCTCCACCCGGAGTATCTGGGGGTGGGGAGCAGGTCCGCCCGGATCTGATGCAGATGATCGCCGGCCTCACTGGGCGTGGGGCCAGCCTCGGCGCCAGCGTGATCCGCAGGCAGCCTGTCTGATGAGCCACGAGTCCGAGCCCGGCATCGTTGCCTCGTTCGCCGAGGGCATCCTCAAGTGGTGGGTTGTCATCGCCGGGGCGATGGCGCTGGTGTGGACCGGGATCAAGAAGTTCATCATCGCCCCCCGTAAGGAACTGGACAGGCTCAGTTCTGCGATGGAGGGCGTCAATGGTGCGATCGACCGAAACGTTGAACAGTTGGACGAGTTGAACAAGCGCATAGACCGGATTCTTGAGTATGCGTTCACGGTGAACCTGCCGATTCAAGGAAGGCGGCATGATGACTCCGAAGGTTAGGAAGCGCATCTACCGGATCGCTCAGGCTGTTGGGCCGGTGGTCCTCGCGTACGGCATTGCCAGCGAGAACGAGGTCGCTGTCTGGACTGGCCTGTTCAACGCCATCATCGGCGTCCCGTTTGAACTCGCTGCAAGGAATGTCCCCGAGGAGGACTGATGGCAGGCGGATATCGCGAGCCGAAGAACCCTGCCCCCGTGAGCGGCCCGGGTGCGCTGTCGAAGCGCACCGACGGGGGACAGGCCGCTCAGTATGTGACCGACCTTCCATACGGTCAGGGGCAGGAGCACATGGATGTGCAGCGCTCCGCACCGATGTCCGGCCAGACGCCGGGCACCAGCGGCGGCGACATGTTCCCCCTCGCGCAGATGAGCCCCAGCCTGTATGACGGCACCGACTCCCCGGAGGAGCCTGTCACCGCCGGCATGCCGTTCGGTGCGGGACCCGGCCCTGAGGCGCTCGGCAATGGCATGTCTCCGGGTCCGACATCCGGCAGGCTTCTGTCCGCACTTCCGCAACTGCTTGCCGCTGCGGAGAGCCCGTACGTCTCTCCCGAGTTCCGCACCTTGGTCAACTATGTGAGGACAACCCTCGGTGGCTAACTACTGGGATCGCTTCGTTGAGGGCGTTGGCGCCCTTGGCACCCGTCTCTTTGAGGAGACTGGTGGTAGGGATGTGTGGGACGAACTTGCCCGCTTCGACGACGAGGAAATGTCCGTCGGCCGCTTTTTCAGCGTGGCCGGCGGTGCGCTGTGGCAGGCGAAGGACATCCCGTTGCAGTCGCTCGCCACTCCGGGCATCGAGGCCAACCGTGTTCTTGGCTCCGGTGTGGACAGCATCGTGCGCCAGCGGCGCAACTGGATGGAGGGACGCAGGTCCGGCGAGACAGCCATCGAGGGCATCTTCGGCCGTGGCATGCCTGCTGCCGAGGAGTCGTTGTTCAACTACGCCACCGGTGGCACCACCGCCGAGGAGCGCGAGGTTGCCCCCGGGCTCTACAAGGCTGGCTCCCTGAGCGACCATCTGGTCATTGCAGCCGACAGGCTCGTTCAGGCCGGCTTCCCGAAGCCGCTGCTGGCTGGCGGCGGCGTGTTCGGCCTTGGTGGCATCCCGTGGCTGATCGGCGATGCGAAGAACCGGATGGACGGCAAGGCTGGCGCCCTTGCGAACGGTGGCTACGTCCCCGATGCGTTCGACATCACCGTACCCGACCTCGGTGAGCAACTATCGAACAGTGATCTGCGCACCGCTGCGATCGTTTCCAACTTCGCCACCGAGGCACTTGTCGACCCGCTGAACTTCATCATCCCTGCCGGTGTCGTCGGACGCGTGGCGACCGTTGGCCGGAAGGGCAATCGGATCGTTGCCACGGCGGGCGCGGCCAACCTTGCTTCCGCCGCAGATGTTGCAGAACTCACCGGTGGAATCCAGCGTGCCCGCACGCTGCGTAGGTTCTTCCAGAGCCGCCCCGGCATCGGCCTATGGAACCGCGACAACCTGATTCAGGCAATGACCCGCTCTGAAGGCGGGTCGTCCCTTGTCCACTGGTTCGCGGAGAACAACGATGTCCGCGCCGCGTACAAGAAGATCGTTGACCTGAACATGGCGTCGGGCGACGGCGCTTCCGCTCTCGCCAAGTTGTCCACGTACATGCGGACCGACCGCGAAGTGGTCGCCATGTTCGACGCTGCCGCGTACCGAAACGTGCGGTCCGTGGAACTGGTCCGCGCTGCGGTGTCGGAAAGCACCCCTCTGTCCAACGAGATTGACACGCTGCTCCGCACTCAGGACAGCATCTTCACGAAGGCCGTCACCGACTTCCCCGAAGGTGGGGTGTTCCCCGACGGTCACATCATCAAGACTTCCGCCGACGAGTTCTTGGAGCAGGCGTTCCAGCGTCAGCCGACGCTGCGTGCCCGCTGGGAGGCTCTCGACTCCGGCATCCGCGAGCAGGCCGTAGCCGACTTCGCCAAGAACGCTCGCGCCCGCAAGACCGGCATCGAAACCGTGGAGACGATGTTCGCCCCTGACCGGGTCGATCAGGTGTTGGAGCGGTTCCCGTCCCTCGGTTTCCGTGGCAAGGCTGGGCGCAAGTTGAATGCTGCGCTGGTGGAGCCCGAGGCCCCGAAGTGGCTGTCTGACTTCACCCCCGTCATCTCGGTCACCGGCGGCGCCAACCGCTTCCAGCCCCGGTTCCTGCTGCTTGCCAAGCCGGGCCTCGTGTTCCAGTTGCACGGCACTGATGCCATTGAGCGCTTCGACGACATGATCAAGTACGCCAATGACTTGATCCCCAGCAAGCGTCTTCCGAACTACCGCTTCGCCGATGACGCGAGGGTCATTGCCATGCGGGAGCGGTTCCTTGAGGCTGGCGCCGTCACCAGTAACCCGGAGCAGATCCGCGCTGGGATCGTGGACGAGTTGCAGGAAATGGTGCTCGGCAAGTTGGCCGAGGGCGCCGGCTTTGAGCCTGAGGTTGCGACCCTGATCGCAGGCGCGGGCATGGACAAGTCCCGCGCGATGATGGCTGGGCTTCTCAGCAAGGACAAGGGCTACCTGACGGCCATCAAGGAGAACGGCGTTCCCTACGTTCTCAAGAACCGCCCCACCACCGTTCGCCAGACGGCGAACCATGTTCCGATCATGGACTGGGCTGGGCTGCGGAAGGCGATGCATTCCCCGGTGATGCGCCGTCAGGCGTTCATGAACCCGGATGGCCTCGTCTCCGTGTCCGACGTTCAGGGGATCGTCAGGGACTACGAGGGCGCGTTCGATTCGTTCCGTGGCCTGCGGAAGTTCGGCCGCACGGAGAAGTTGCTGCCGTCCATCGGCGGCGGTGCAGGCAAGGCTGTTCACACGCTCGTTGACTGGATGGACACCGCCAACAACTTCTTCAAGGCGTCCGTTCTGCTGCGCCTTGGCTACCCAGTGCGGAACATCGGCGAAGGCATGCTGTCCATCGGCGCTTCCAGTGCCGGATGGGTCGATGTCATGTCCAATGCCCACCTCGGCGCGATCCTTCGGAACACTTGGTTGAACTACATCAACCCGGTTGCTGTTGCCCGCCGGAACAAGGACCGCTTCAAGTCGTGGCGGGGCATCCAGAAGGATTTGCCCGTCTTGGAGCGCATGGCGCGGGTCAGCGAAGGCTCGGTCGCCATGAGCGGCGACTATCTCGCCGACCTGTTCCGGCAGATCGACAGTGACAACCTTGCCCGCCATCTTGGGCGGATCATCCGTGATTCCGATGACGCTGTTGAGGTTGAGCGGGCCCGGGAGGCCCTGAGGTTCATCGGCAGCATGCGTGAGAACCTCGCCCTCGGCCTTGAGCGCAACATGGTTGAGCGTGGCTGGGACCTGCCGGATGACATCAGGGGCGCGCAGCGCCTGTATCACGCTGACCCGCAGGGTCGCCTCGGCGTGCAGCAGAGCCCTTGGTCGGATGCGGCGTGGGATCTAGATCACAACAAGCCGCTGCGGCGGCCCATCTCAACCACCCCGCACGAGCCGGTGGCCCGTGCTCATGTGGACAACGCGTGGGACTACACGTTCAAGCAGGGCGACACCCCCGGCTGGGCTACCCGCCCGGTGCGGGAGTTCTCTGAGGAGCCCACAACCTTCTGGACCGCCGATGGCAGGTCAGGTGTTGTCGGCCCGAAGCCGACCAGTGCAGATGCGCAGACCGTCGGAAACCCGATGGCTCTGAATGAAATCGTCGCCCGATCAAAGTCGTCCCAGCCGATGATCTGGGTTTGGGACGACGAAGCAGGCGACTTCGTCCGCCGCAAGGCTGCGCGGATTGAGACGCCGGGCGAGACGTTCGACCTTGTCGATCTTGATGAGGTTGGCGGCACCGCAGCGGAGTTGCGCCTTGGCAAGGTGCAGGCCAACGAGGCCCAGTACCTGTTGGAGACGTTCGCTGACGCCGACATCCCCGGTGCCGGCAGGTGGCGCATCGACAACGGACGCCTCATCATTCCTGACGAGGAGGCCCGTCAGGCCGTCCTGTTCTCCATCAACTCCCGGCTGGAAATCATTGCCGACAACGTCGCCGATGGTGAGTTCCTTGAGTTCACCCGCGCCCAGTACGCGGCACAGAGGCGTGCCCTTGAGTCTCTGCGAGCCCGCGTTGAGGCTGTGGAGATTACGGCGCCCGAGAAGGTGCGCCGGCCCCGCTTCGATGAGAGCACGCTGACGCCGCTGGCCAACAGCGGCAGGGCTCAGTTCTCAGAGTTCTCAGAGAAGTTGGCCGAGATGAACAAGACGCATCTGGTCATGTTCCGCGAGGCTGCTGACGCTCCATGGAAGCAGTGGTTCGTCGCCGGTCAGGGCCGCAACTACGTGAAGGGCGTTTCAGAGAACTGGGAGTTCCGCACCATCCCCCGCGAGATTGCGGATGACGTGACTCGGCCCCGGGTTGTCGGCATCGACACATGGGGCAGGGAGTATGACTTCCGCACCCCGGAGGGGATGGAGATTGCCCTGCGGGAGCACCCCCGTCTCGACCCCGACGTCTTGGAGGCCGCTGTCGGCGGCGACCGCAAGATGCAGGAGCGGGTCAGCAACGCCCTCGCTAAGGATGGCGTGTATCGCACCGCGTGGCTGGACTCGGATCAGTGGAGCGGTGTGAACGTCCTCGTCCACCCGGAGGGTATTGGCAGCAAGGGCTTCGACCGTGCGGTCAAGTCCTACGTTGATCGCTGGGTGAAGGAGGCCGCTGACGAGAGCCCCATGGATGTCGCCAAGGCTGCCAACGTCACCCAGACTGGGCGCAAGTTGGAGCACGCTGAGGTTGCGAACCTGAATCGTGGCAATGCCCTCAGCCGGCTCGGGAAGGCTGTTGCACCCGATTACGCCAAGAACGCCGCCCATGTCCTGATGAGCGGTGGTGTGGAGGAAGTTGTCGCGGACGCCATGCGTCAGCACCTCGACCTTGTTCGGCGGAACAACGCCATCAAGGCTGCTGTGATGAAGCGCCGCAATGAGGTTTCGTCGCTGGCGAAGGTACGTGGCATTCCCGCCGATGTGGTGCGGTTCAACTCCGATTACGGCGACGGCGTCCTGATGGACGACATGCTTGGCGGTTTCGATGGGGACGCCTACGGGCAGTTCGCGTCCGCCGACATGACGAACGCGTACACGTTCGGCGCCTCCACGCACAACGCCGATCTGATGCACGGCATCCGGTCTTCGATGCTGGAACCGCGCCTCATCAACGCCGACGATCCGTACTACTTCGACGGCTTCGCCAACCTGCTCGGTCGCTACCTGCGTGACCAGCCGGGGGCACAGGACTTCTTGAAGATGACGGGGAAGGTGTCGGTGGATGACATTGACCCGATCATCCGATTTGCCCTGTCCAGCGGTGACCGCCAGAACCTCTACAACCGGGCCGTCCACTGGGTGCTGAACACCCCAGAGGGTCAGGACTGGATGAAGTCGATGGACCTCGTAGTTACTGAGAGTGGTCTACTTCCTGACTCTGTGAAGTCGGCCCGGATCGCTGCCCGCAACCGCACGGGTGACCTTGGCGGCTCCGGGTACAAGCCGGCGCAGAAGCGGGTCATCAGTGACGACCGGGTGCGGTCGTTCTACTCCGGTGGCCCCGGCGTCATCCCCATGACCGACATCGACGTTGCGGACATGATCGCGGAGCAGTTCAACTTCGTGGACAACTTCTTCATGGGCAACCCGAGGCTGCGTGACCTGTTCCTACGCGGCGAGGCCACGGCAGACAACATCCGTGCCCTGTACCAGCAGGAGCCGTGGGACCTGCTGCCGTTCCACGGTGCTCTTTCCCCGACCAGCGCTGAGTACCGGGACCTGATGGGCATGCGTGCCCGGCAGCGCTTCCAGAAGCGGAAGGTGAGCGAGGTTCTCCTCGACTCGTTCGGGTACGCCCTGCGGAAGATCGGCTCCGAGCCTGAGACGCGGATGCTGCGTCACCCGCTGTTCAACGCGATCGGCAAGGCCGACTTGCAGCAGCGGATCAAGTTCGCTGAGACGGTGCACGGTCGCGCCCTGAGCCTCACCGAGTTGAACAGGCTGCGCTCACGCTCCCAGCAGTTCGCGTTGAAGAAGATGCGGGAGACGCTCTACACCTTGGAGCGCCGGTCCACGCTGGACGACTACATGCGGTTTGTCAGCCCGTTCTTCCCTGCATGGTCGAACGTGTTGTCCCGGTGGTCCCGGTTCTACGTGAACGACCCGTCGCATGTGGCCCGCATGTACCGCACCATGACTTCGCTCACCCGCGACAAGCAGAACCGCTCAGAGGCTTCGTCGCTGATCGTGGACGAGAACGGCTACCCGGTCGATGAGGACACCGACCCTTACGACTCGTACCTGATCCTCCCCTTCGGGACCGGTGACATCCCCGGTGTGTCCCACATCCTTTCGTGGGCCAAGGGTGTGGATCGAGAGATGATGCAGCGGGTCATGAGCCGCACGTTCATCCCCCTGCGGTCCATCGACGTTGTCGGTCAGGGTGAGTGGCTGAACCCGGGCTTCGGCCCGATCATCGCCATGCCCGCTCAGGCGATCCTTACGCACCGTGACGACTGGGCACAGCAGGGCCTCGGCAAGGAGATTGTCGATCTGGTGATGCCGGTTGGCCCGGCCAACACTGGCAACGTTGCGCTGGACACGTTGCAGCAGGTTCTGCCGTCCGCTGGCCGCGCCCTTCTCAACCGCTACCTCAAGGACAACAAGGCGTTCCTCGGTGCATACAACCGCACCTACCTCACCCTCGTCGCCATGCGCGAGGCCGGTGAGTACGACGGCGACGGTGATCAACTCGCCCATGATGCGATGAAGTTGACTGAGATCTTGCAGGGCATGAAGGTGGTGTCCGCTGTCGCCGCCCCGGTCGCCAATCAGCAGAAGGGTGACTTTGAGTATTACTCAGCGTATTGGCGGGAGATGCGTGACAACTACGAGGCGCAGGGGTTTGAGGACCCGGATGAACTAGCCGATCAGGAGTTCCTCCGCCGGTTCCCGGCGCAGTTCGTCCTGTCGCAGGGCAGCACGATGAACCTGACCGGAAGTTCGTCCAACGCCTACGTGACGGGCAACCAGAAGCGTTACAACAGCATCGAGCGGGCCGCTGCACGGTTGGGTGACCCTCGCCTGCTGGCGTTCTCCGACATGCTGCTGCCTGACAACCGTGGCATCTACCAGCCGACGACGGAGGATTACAACGCCTTCTCCCGTCGCTGGCAGACGCTGTATGGGCCGGAAGGATTCAGTGACCCGTATCGCAGCCCGAAGAAGCCTGAGGAGGTTGCACGGCAGTCGCAGGTTGAGGCTGGCTGGACCCTCTACTCCAAGTACGAGGCTGCTGTCGATGCGCAGTTGGTTGCCGCTGGGCTTGCGCCGAACACGTACGAGTTCAACAAGACCAAGGGCAAGGTGATGCCCACGATCGCCGATGCGATCAAGGCACAGAACCCCATCTGGGCTCTTGAGCGCGGGTCGTTCAACTCGTCGCGGAACGAGACGAATGCGATCTTCTTCCGCTACCTGATCAACAACGATGAGTGGCTGGCGGACAACAAGGGTCAGGAAGTTGTGCCCCTGATCGCCGACTATCTGGACACCCGCGATCGGGTGCGGATGTTGATGGCTGCGCGTGGCGAGGCGAAGCAGACGAACGCATTGGCTAACGAAGATGCGAATGCGATTCTGCTGTTCAAGCGGCAGCAATTGTCTACCCAGAGTGCGACATTCCGCTGGTGGGTTGATCGCTATTTCAGGAATGACATTGTGAGCACGGATGATGTAATGGAGGCGATTCCCTAATGCCATTCGGGGTAATTCCCAGCGTTTCAGATACGCCTATCACCCAGTCGGTTGGTGGCGATTCTGGCACCACACAGCCGGTCATTTCCGGTGTTGATGAATACCTGCTGAGTCGTGTCATTCAGGATTCCCTCTCCGGTGGCAGCACTGGAAATGCGCTGCTCCGCGAGCCGAAGAAGATCACCGAGTCTGAGCGCATCCCGCTGTGGGGCACGACGCTCGGTCCCGGGGTCCCGTACAAGTCCAGCGTCACCATCACCCCTGCGGTGCGGAAGTCCATTGAGGACTTTGAGGGCGAGTACGCGGAGAAGGTTGAGGACCCCGCCTTCCAGCGCTGGCTGTCCGACCGTGCATGGTCGATGGGCTGGCCGACGCTGATCGACTCCGAGAGTGGCTTGTTCGACTACGCGACCGGGGCCCGGTTCTGGTCGTGGCTGGGCAACCTCGTTGCGTCGAATCCCACTGTCGCGGAGGGCACCACCCCGGAGCAGTACGCGGACGCGCGATACGCCGCCGCTGGTGGTGATCAGGCCCGTGACGATGCCTACGCGGCTGCCACCAAGGTGGAGGAGCAGAACCCGATCACCACCCTGACGCAGCGTTCAAGCACCACCATCCCGGGCGCTGTGGCTGAGGCGGGGGTGGATCAGTTGGCCCGCGCCCTCCTTGGGCGCATGGCTTCCGACAAGGAACTCAGCCGGTACAGGAACACGATCAACAAGTTCCTCGCCGACAACCCGAGCGTCAGCGTCACCACCCGGGACGCAACCGACCCCGACAACGTGAAGATGACCACCGAGACGCAGCAGGGTGCATCTGCCTCGGATGCGTTCAATGTGCTTGAGCAGCGCCTCAGCCGTGGGTCCGAGGGTCGGGCATTCTCGGTTGGGAAGATGCTTGAGACTGCGTTCCTGATGGCAGGCAGTCAGGAGGGCTGATGCCTAGCGTTGTAATCCCCGTCACGCGCAACCAGACGTGGCGCAGTGTCCTGTTCGGTGGGTCCGGCAGCCATGGGATCACCAGCGACTTCTGGTCAAGTTCTTCTCGGAGAAGTGGTTCCCACACCGGCGTTGACCTTGCCGCCTCGTACGGCACCACCGTCCATGCCCCGATCGGCGGGAAGGTTGTCCGCGCTGGATGGGATGGTGCGTTCGGGAACACCGTCCTCGTGCGCATGCCGAATGGCGACTACCTGTTCTTCGCCCACCTGTCGAAGATCGGCGTGAAGGCTGGTGACAGGCTCAAGAACGGTTCATACATTGGGCGGGTTGGTTCCACCGGGAACTCGTCCGGGCCGCACCTGCACCTTGAGGTCAGGAGCAAGAGCAGTGGCGGGCGGTTCGGGAGCCGCGAGTCGTGGAGGTTCTACGACCCGATCAAGTACCTGAACTCCAACGCCGGCAGGGCCGTCTCAGCCTCCAACGGCAACCCGTACACGGAGGCGCGCAAGTCGCTCCTCAAGGAGTTTGAGGCTGCGGCTGACACGTCCAGCCCCAGTTCCTCTAGCAGCACCGGATCAACCACGACCACGACAGGTGGAGATATGCCTGAGGTGTCATTCACGAAGCAGGACTTCTACGATGCCCTGTCGTCCATGTTCGGCAGCATCGACATCTTGATGAAGTTGGACAAGAAGGCTCGCGGTGAACTGGGCGGCAAGTCGATCAAGTGGGCGGTCGACAGTATCGTCAAGAAGAAGATCACTGACCCGAGTCGCGCCCTCACCATCCTCAACAAGACCGCATGGTTCAAGAAGTACGGCATCGAAACCACCAAGAGGCTCGTTGAGGAGAAGCAGCGCCCCGGCGTTGCGAAGTCCTCGATCGAGCAGATGCGTGAACGCCTCGCAGCGTCGCTGCGGGATGAGGGCGTCAACGTGAACGACAAGACCTTGAACAAGTTGGCGCGGAATGCGTGGGTGTACGGGTGGAGCGAGGAGCAGGCGTTCGCAGACCTGCGCGCGTCCGGCAAGTTCGACGCTTCCGAAACCCAGACCCGGATCAAGGAGATGTTGGAACGTCAGGGCGTTGTTGTCACCCCGAAGGTCCTTGATCGCCTGTCCGACAAGGCGTGGAAGTTGGGCTGGTCCGACGACACTCTCATCTCAGAGATTCAGGATCTGACCAGCGGCGTTGATGTCAGCCTTGCCGCCGATCGCGTGGAGGCGATGCTGAACGATCTTGGCGTCCAGTTGACGCCCGGCCTTTTGAAGCAGTTGGCCCACGACGCTTGGGCCTACAGTTGGTCGGACGAGACGCTGATCGACCAGATTCAAGCCCTCAAGTCTGGGGTGTCCTATTCGGGTGGCCGCATTGCAGCCGGTGTCGATGAGTTGACTTCGTTCGCCGACGACTACGGGGTCGGCCTGTCTGACGCTGACGTGCGCCAGTTCCGCACCGACTTCTTGGACAACAAGGGCATCCAGAACGCGAAGGACCGCTTGCAGGAGCGGGCCGCTCAGACCTACGGGGTGTTCGCCGACAAGATCCGCAGCGGCCAGTCCGTGCGCGCCCTCGCTGGCGCCTACTTCCAGCACGCGGCGAACATGCTTGAGGTTGACCCCAACGACATCGCATGGGACGACCCGCTGTTCAGCGGTGGGCGTGCGTTCACCACCGTCGACCCGAAGACTGGGCAGCAGGTCCAGAAGGGCCTGTGGGACTTTGAGAAGGACATCCGTAAGGATTCCCGCTGGCTCGGTACCGCGAATGCCCGCAACGAAATGATGGCAACCACCGGTGGGATTCTTCAAATGATGGGACTGGTGTGACGTGTCTCTTGTTGACGACATCAAGTCTGTTCTCGACGCCTATGGTCTTGGAGAACTTGCTCAGTGGATCGTGGATCAGGAGGTCGCCGGGAAGGATGATCTGACGATCCTTACGGAGATGCGTCAGACCTCCCAGTACAAGGCCCGCTTCCCTGCGATGGACGCCCTCCGCAAGGCTCAGGCTGCCGGCACTGGTGTTGCTGTCACCGAGGCCCAGTACCTCTCCATGGAGTCTGCCTACCGACAGGCGTTCGCGTCGAGTGGGCTTCCTCGTGAGATGTATGACGACGCGCTCGACTTCAAGGCGCTGCTTGAGGCGAACGTGTCGCCGGCTGAGGTTCAGCGCCGCATCGCTGCTGCCCGCACAGCGGTGGACAGCACCGACCTGAACACGCGGCGGATGATGCGCGCCATCTACGGGATCACCACCGAGGACCTGATGGCATACGCGTTGCAGCCGGACAAGATGGCCGACAGGTTGCAGAAGATCGCCGCCACGTCGATCCTCGCCGGATACGGACGGACCGCTGGGCTCGCTGACCTGTGGCGCGGCTGGGAGCCGTACGCTCAGGATCTGCTGAATCAGGGCGCAGGCGATGAGGATTTCCGCAGCGCAATTTCTGATGCTCGCACCCTCGTTGCAAAGCAGCATCGTCTTGCGGAGATTGACAACGAGAAGTTCACTACAACAGACGCATTGGATATCGCAATTCGCAAGGACCCGAATAAGGTTCTCGCCTCACAGAAGCGGGCAGAAAGGGAAAGGGCCCGATTCTCCGGTGGGACCGGAATTCGCACAGGGACATTTGCGAAGGACGGTATCTGAGCACTAACAATTGTTAGTTGTCACAGGTTTCCGTTCGGGAACGGTCGGCCCCCGAATGCGTAGCAATGTCCGATAGCGGTAGCCGGTGTTGGGTAACCCCGCCCAATCATCGAGGACCGTGGCTGTTGAAGGGAGCGCGCGTGAGCGCAAAGGCTGGTCAGTGGTCAGACGACGACATTGACGACCTGCTTGAAGGTGACGTAGCCAGTGATCAAGTTCCAGAACTGGTGAAGACGCTGAGGCAGGCGTTGAGGTCAAAGAGCCGCGAGGCGAAGGAACTCCGAACCGCACAGGAGGACCGTGCGAAGGAGAACCGGAGGTCAACCATTGGCGAAGTCTTGAAGGGCCGCAGCCTCAACAGCAAGATCATGGACCTCGTTCCCAACGACGTTACCGGCAAGGAAGCCGTCGAAGCATGGCTCGATGAGTTTGGCTTCACTGGCACCCCTGCCGCCCCTGATCAGGGTCAACAGACGGGTTCGCTTGACGATCGGGAGATTGCCGCACGGCGCCAGATGGATGCGCTGTCGGGAAGCACCGGTACTCAGGTTCCGCCTGAACTGGCTCGGATCATGGAAGCGTCCGAGGAACAGTTGCTCGCCATGATTCATGGTGCTGGTGGGGGAGCGGGCCGGTAAACCAAACCGACCTACCTGCCAAAAGGAGTGATGTGTCGTGGCAAACGCCTATACCGACACGAGTGGGTCAAGTCTTGGCACCTCACTTGTCCAGACTGCCTACGACCGGCTGGTGGAGTTTGCACTCCGTAGCCAGCCCCTGTTCCGCAACTACGCCACCAAGCGGCCCGAGCGTCAGGCTATGCCCGGCTCGTCCGTCGTGTTCCAGCTGTACAACGACATGGCCGTGGCAACGTCGGCACTCACCGAGACGACCGATCCTGACGCTGTTGCCATCGGCAACACCTCGTCCGTGACGGTCACCCTCAACGAGTACGGCAACGCTGCGCTGGTGACCCGCAAGTTGCAGTTGTTCTCCCTCGCGGATGTCGATCCCGCGATTGCGAACATCGTCGCCTACAACCTCGCCGACTCCATCGACGTGATCGCGCAGACCGAACTCCGTGGTGGCAGCAATGTCATCCGTGAGAACGGTGGCTCGATGGTCATCGGTGGCGCTACCGCTTCGGTTGCCTCTGGCGACACCGCGAAGTCTCGCGACTTCCGCGCCGCTGTCGCCAAGTTGCGCGGCAACAACGCTGTTCCGGTGCGTGGCACCCTCTACGGCGCTGTCGTCCACCCGGACGTGTCGATGGACCTCCGTGCCGAGTCTGGTGCGGGCGTCTGGCGGCTCCCCCACGAATACTCCGCCCCGGGCAACATCTGGGCCGGCGAGATTGGCACCTACGAGGGCGCCTTCTTCGTGGAGAACCCGCGCTGCTACACCGCGACCGATGGTGCCACCTCGGAGACCGTGTTCCGTTCCTACGTGGTCGGCCGTCAGGCTCTTGCCGAGGCTGTCGCGGAGGAGCCCCATGTGGTCATCGGCCCCGTGGTCGACAAGTTGATGCGGTTCCGGCCGATCGGCTGGTACGGCGTGCTCGGCTTCAAGCGCTACCGCGAGGCCGCGCTGTTCCGCGTCGAGACCGCTGGTTCGCTCACCTGATCTGAGTGATGGACAGTCCCCCGGGGCCCAGCGCCCCGGGGGGCTAACCAAGGAGGAGACTTGAATGGCTGACTTCGTTTTCAATATCGCCAAGGGGTATGTCGCAGAGTTCTGCAACCGGGTCAACACCAACGATCCGACCAACTCTGCCATCATCGTGGTCCCGATCAATGCGACGGCGACCGATGCAACGATGAAGGATTACGACACCCTGTCGGCCCTGCTTGGTGACGCCAACGTCACCGAATGCACCGGGTCCAACTGGGCTCGCAAGGTCATCACGACCATCTCGATCACCGTGGATGACACCACGAACGACCGGGTGGAGTGCGACATCGCGGACCAGACGTGGACTGCTGTTGCAGCGTCGAACGACAGCACCGACCTTGTGTTCTGCTACGACAGTGACACCACTGGTGGCACCGATGCGAACATCATCCCGCTGACCTGCCACGACTTCGCCATCACCACTGACGGCTCGGATGTGACGGCTCAGATCGCAGACTTCTTCCGGGCTGCCTGATCCTGAGGCGGGTAAACCCGCCGCCACGGGAGGAGGTTAGTGTCCGGTGACGATCGCACTCGTCAACGAGTCCACCGCCGCTGACAACGCCGGCACCTCGTCGCTCGTTGCCACGATCGCGTCCACGACCGCTGGGAATCTGCTGGTTGCGTGTGTCGGTACGAAGGATGCTGCCGACTATGTGACCAGCATCACCGGCGGGTCCTCCTCGTGGACCCAGGCCGTGGACACCGGCGGGAGCGAAGGTTCATCTCAGCAGACCGAGATTTGGTACTGCTACAACTGCCCCGGCGGGATCACATCTCTGACGTTCAGCCTGAACGGCAACACCCGCGTCGTCGCGCACATCACCGAGTGGAGCGGTGCCGACACCACGTCGACCGTGTTCGACAACGGTGCGTCGGCGAAGTCGTCAAACATCGGCACGAGCACCACACCGGCACCGGGCAGTTTCACCCCGTCGCAGGCCAACGGCATTGCGTTCATGTGCTCACAGTGGGCCAACACGAACACGACAATCTCGTCCCGGCCAACGGGTTTCACGTCGCCTACGAATGGCAACGTCGAGAGCGCGGTTGGCTCCGGGTCGGGCATCGAGATTGATGTCGTCTACAAGATCGACCCGGGCACCTCGGCGATCAACGAATCGTGGACGATTTCATCCTCGGTGAACTGGGGCGCGGTTGCGTGCGTGTTCTTGGAGGCTTCTTCCGGCATCAATCAGGCGATCAGCGCATCGGCTGAAACCGACTCCGCTGTCACGGTCGGGAAGTCTGAGTCCAAGGCCGTTGGCGTGTCCGCTGAGACGGACAGTGCCATTGCTGCTACCGCCGTCAAGGCGAAGGCTATTGGTCCGTCCGCAGAGGCAGATAGCGCTGTCGCCGTCAGCGTCACGAAGGCAAAGGCGATCGGTCCGGCGACGGAGACGGACAGTGCTGTAACGGTTACAGACGGTTCCCCCAAGTCGTTCTCGGATGACTTCAACCGTGCGAACGGTGCGGTCGGGTCCAACTGGGATGACGACGGCAACGGCTGGTCCGTTGCGTCCAACAAGTTGGTCCCCGGTGCTGCATCGTCCACCATCTGTCACTGGGTGGCTCAGACCAGCACCGACAACAACTACTCCCAGATCACCCTGTCCACCATCGACATTTCAAAGTCTGCTGGTGTGGTGGCACGGTGGGACGGTGGCACCGCCACGGCTGGCTCTGGCTACGTGTGGCGTGCGTACAACAACGAGGTTCAACTGTATCGCTGCGTGAGCGGCTCCTACACGGCTCTCGGGACCCCGTACTCATTCACGCAGGCTGCTGGCGACATCCTCAAGATCGTCGTCAACGGCAGTACGATCAGCGGCTACCTCAATGGCGTTCTACGCCAGCAGGTAACCGACACCAACATCACCACTGGTAAGTATGTCGGCCTGCGTGGCAACGACACGTCTGTCACTTGGGACGACTGGTTCGGTGGCGACTATGTGCCGCTGGCTGCCATCAACCCTGCGTCCGAGACTGATTCGTCGGTGGCGCTGACCAAGTCCAAGGCGAAGGCTGTTGGTGTCCCAGCCGAGACAGATGCAGCGCCAGCGATCACCGCTACGAAGTCGTGGGCTGTTGGTGCTGCCGCAGAGGCGGACACCGCCCCTGCGCTCTCGCGCAGCAAGACTGTCACCATCGGTCCGGCGACCGAAACCGACACGGCGGTTGCCCTCTCTACGCCGGGTGTCATCAATCAGGCAATCCTGTCCGCTGCCGAAGCGGACGCTGCCGTAGCGGTCGGGAAGGCGAAGTCTGCTGTTGCGGCGCCAGCCGCCGAGGCTGACAGTGCTGTCGCAATCTCCAAGACGAAGGCTGTTGCTGCCGGCTCTGCGGCCGAGGCCGACACTGCCGTGGCCGTGGGTCGGGTCAAGGCGTTCACGATCGGGCCCGCAACCGAGACCGACTCTGCCGTCACTGTCACCGTCGGCGGGGCGATCAATCAGGCCATCCTCCCTGCTACCGAGACCGATGCCGCCGTCGCCCTGAGTGGCGCAAAGGTGAAGGCCATCGGGGCTGCTGTTGAGACGGACGCTGCACCGTCCATCTCGCGCGTCCTCCTTGGTGTCGTCGGCGCCGCTGTTGAAACCGACAGTGCGCAGTCGTTCACCCACGCGAAGGTGAAGCAGATCGGTGTCGCTGCCGAGGTGGACACCGCTGTTGCGATCCAGCCTCCGGTTCCGCCGATGTGGCTGCTGACCTTGCCGACATACGAGGAGCCTGTCGGTGTCGGCAGGCTGTTCCGACGGTTCTCTCGGAACGTTGGCGTCAGCCTTCTTGTGAACGGCACCACTGTCACGGAGCACATCCACCCATCGCAGACGAATGTGGCGAACGCGGACTACGTGTACCTCGGTGGGCACGAGTATTACCTCACCGAGGGTGCGGCGAAGGACATTCTTGAGAACGCCGGATACACGCTGACGCTGGTTTCCGGCTCATCGCCTGCCCCAACCCCGCCAGCCCCCAATCCGACTGAGATTCCGATCACTGCTGCCGTGGAGGCAGATGAGGCGCCGGCATTGTGGCGGCCCGCCAAGAACAAGGCGATCCTCGCAGCAGCAGACACCTCGTTCGCGAACGCCATCACCCACAAGAAGTCTGTGGCGATTGGCACCGCGATGGAGACAGATTCCGCTGTCTCGATCACCAACCCGAATGCGATGCCGCTCGGCAACATCACTGGCTGGGATCAGATCTTCTACGACGACTTCAATACCGACGCCAGCGTCGGGAACTTCCTGTCGACCTACGGAACCAACTGGGGCGCGTACCCGAATCCATGGACCGACACGAGCGGCAATGGCACGTATGACCCGAGCAAGACCTTGTACGTGTCGAACAGCAAGATGTATATCCACCTTCACACGGAGAGTGGAACCTGCTACGTCTCCGCACCGCAGCCGAAGTTGAACGGCAGCAATGCTTTCGTCGGCATCACCTACGGTCGGTTCCAGTTCCGACTACGCGTTGTAACCGCGAACGACAAGTTCAAGTTGGCGTGGCTGCTGTGGCCGGACTCGGATTCATGGCCCGACGACGGGGAAATCAACTTCCCCGAGGGAACGACCACCTCCACCATCAACGCATACATGCACTACGCGCGCCCAGCGGGCGGGCAGGACGCGTTTGAGGGTTCGACGGAGGTGTTCACCGATTGGCACATTTGCACGATTGAATGGACGGCCGGTCAGGTGAAGTTCTATCTCGACGGCGTCCTTTTGGGAACTTCGACCAGTTACGTCCCGTCAAACCCTATGCACTGGGTGCTGCAAAGTGAGACGCTTGTTGGTGGGCCAGCACCTGACCCGGCAGATGAATGTCTTGTCGAGGTTGATTGGGTTGTCGCCTACGCACCTTCGGCCTGATAGGAGGACGGGAATGGCTTGCCGGCAAGGGTGCCGAACCAAGAACCATAGGACTTGGGGAGAGTGCGCCAGAGCAGCAAACATCCAACTAGATGTTGGAGAACATGTTGCCCGGAATCGTGATTGGGATTCCGACATCGAGGCATACAAGTCCGCTAGGCAGCAGGGAATCCAGCCGGATTCAACGAAGCGGGAGGACGTGCTTGTAGCCAAGGCGTTCAGCGAGCACACCGGCGTTGCCTACGACGGTGGCGATAAGGGTGGCACGTTGATGCGATCGGAGGGTGTTGCATGAGTGGCACCACCATCGACACCCCTGCATTGTTCCGCCGTGCGCTGCATGGCATCCCGCACCGCTACGTGGACAGGTGGGACCATCCCGGCATCTCGGGCAAGGGCCTGTATGACCTGCGTCACGGGTACGTGATGCTGCACCACACTGCCATCCCCGCCAGCGCCGACAGGCGGGGCGGAACTTCCCTGAACTTCATCAAGAACGACGCCGGACAGTGGGCCCCGGTTCGTCGTGCGAACCTGCTGATCGACCGCGAAGGCGTGGTCTGGATCATGTCAGCGTTCGTTGCCTACCACGCTGGGGCTGGTGGCCCGTATCTGGATGTCCCGGCCGACATGATGAACCTGCGCTCGGTCGGGATTGAGGTTGAGTCACCGGGGCTGACGAGGGATTTCACGCGCGCCCAGAAGCGCGCCGTGACGAGGGTTTCGGCGGCGTTCCTCTCTGAGATGGATTCGCCGCTGAACCATGTCCTGAATCACAGGACGTGGAGAAGGTCCAAGGTCGACACCCTCTACAGCGACGCCTACTGGCGTGAGCGTGTAGCAAACAGGATTGACAGGATGGAGGACGGAGTGAGCACGCCGGCGTATCGCAGTTACAGCGGCAAGACGATTGAACCTGTTTCGGTGATCGGTGATGGCAACTGGCACGACATCCCCAACACCGCCGTGAAGGGGTCGCCGTTTGCCCGCCCCCACGAGGAGCACACGCTGTATGCGCGCACTCGTCTCGTATGGGACGGCGCTAGCGCGATCATCACTATCCGTTACGTCCGTGACGATGGCGATGCCACGGCGTACAGGGAGTACGAGCCGACGGCAGACAACACGTCCCTCCCGATTGAGATGACCCACTTTGAGGTCGGGTCGAAGGGCGTCGGTGGCAAGTGGCAGATCAGGATCGAGGGTGGTGTCGAGGAAGCCATCTTCACCACCCGTTACGCCAAGTTGCATGCCATTGATGTCGATTGGCAGTCCTGATGTATCACCGGGTCGTTGAGCGCAAGGCGCGCACGCTCTCCACGGACGGCGCGCTTTGCCGCAACTCCGTGCATGGGCCGGACCTGTGGCATTCACAAGAAATGGGTGAAATTGCACTCGCAAAATCCATTTGCAAGGAATGTCCATTGGTCGACAAATGTCTCAAATATGCAATTGATAACGATGAAAGGCTCGGCGTGTGGGGTGGAACAACCCCACGGGAACGTGGGCGTTTCTATCGGACACGCTTTTGAGGCACTAACAATTGTTAGCGAAACGTGAGCGACAAGGACACCATTGACCCATGCCGACAATGAATCAGATTGTTGACACCGTGCTCGCAGAGATTCAGGGCTCTGCGACTGTTGACCCGTCCACCTATCTGACGGCTGGTGTCACTGCGTCGGCCACGTCGTTCCTTGTCGCTGACGCAACGAACTTCTCGCGCGGGATCATCGGAATCAACAACGAGTTGATCTTCATAGACTCCGTGGACAAGGCGACCAACACGCTCACCTGTGGGAATGTGTCTGGTCGTGGCATCCGTGGCACGGACGCTGCCACCCATGCGCTTGGCGATCGTGTTGTGATGAACCCAAGCATTCCCCGCTCTCGGGCCGTGGATGCCGTTGAGGAGACTCTCACTTCCTCCACCGGGCTATTCGCTGTCACGACGACCAGTTTCGTCCGGCTTGCATCCGTGTATGGCTATTCGATGCCGGCAGCCGCAGAGACGGTTCTCGACGTGTCATGGATGCCATCTGGCGACAGCAACGACTACCTCTCGGTGCGGCGGTGGAACTATGACCGCTACGCGGGGCAGATCGTCCTCTATGACCTGATCGAGCCGGGGACCACTGTCACGGTCACCTACACGTTCAGCCCGACGATGCCGTCGGACCTGTCCTCAGACTTCTCCGAGACTGGGCTGCCGAACTCCTGCGTTGATGTGATCAGGTTCGGTGCCGCGTGGCGGCTGTCATCTTTCATTGAGCCGGGGAACCTGCTGGCGAAGCGGGCTGAGGCGAACGCTGTCGGCGACCAGAGGTCGATGACGCCGAGGCTGAGGGTGTCTGAATACCTGTATGGGATGTACCGGACGCGGCTCCTTGAAGAAGTCACGAACTTGCAGCGCCTGTATCCCATCAAGGTCCACTTCGGAAGGTGACCCATGGCACTCGCTCACTACGCGAATACCGCGTCCACGTTCATCACCGGGTCCATGACCTCTGGGGATACCGCCGTCTATCTGGATGACGGCTCCACCTATCCCGACCCTGCTGGTCCGGGCAACGGCCCGTACACGGTCATCATCGGCTACGGCTCGGTGCGGGAGGAGGTTTGCACTGTCACGGCGAAGCCGGGTGCCAACATTCTGACGGTGACCCGTGGGCAGGACGGCTCGTCTGCCGTGGCGAAGAACTCTGGTGACATCGTTGTCCATGGTGTGTCCAAGCGAGACTGGGACGACATGCTGGACAAGACCGGTGACACGATGACCGGCGCGCTGACGCTGGCAGCGGACCCGTCGTCGGCGTTGCACGCGGCCACCAGGCAGTACGTGGACAGCGGGCGGTCCCGCAACCGGCTGCACAACGGCGCCCTCGCGGTGTACCAGCGCGCGCTATCCGCGCGCACCACCGACGGCTTCGTGTTCGACCGGTGGAAGCGGGTA